ACTCGCGAGATTCTTCAGTATTTCCAGGCGGAAATTGATCCCAAGTCCAAGCGTTATCTTTCTGAGGACTATTGGTTCTGTCAGAAGATGTGGGATATCAATGTGAAAACATGGCTGTGTCCGTGGATGAAGTTGCAGCATACTGGCTCATATGTGTTTGGCGGTTCGCTTATCGACCTTGCACAGATTGGCGCTGGCGCTACTGCTGACGAAACTTCTATGCCGAATAAGATCGGCAAGAAATAAGTGAATTGACAACCTCCATAAACTATGATACTATATGAATGATAGGAGTACATATGATGAAGCTATCCAAAGAAACCACAGAAATCCTTAAGAACTTTGCGACGATTAATCCGTCGCTTATTTTCCAACCAGGTACAGTTCAGAAGACTGTCAGTCCTCAAAAGACTGTGCTTGCTAAGGCTAACGTCACCGAAAACTTCGATAAGGAGTTTGCTATCTACGATCTTTCACAGTTCATCAGCACTGTGTCCATGTTCGAAGATCCAGAGCTGAAGCTAGGTAGCGACTCTGTCGTTATCAGCAACGGCAAGGCGCGCACAACCTTGCGTTATGCTAAGAGCGATCTTATCCAGTCTCCTCCCGCTAAGGAAATCAATCTTCCTACCACAGATATTTCGTTTGTGATTGAAGGTAGTGTTTTGCAAAGCGTGTTGCGAGCTTCTGGCGTTCTTGGGCTACAGGAACTTGCTCTTGTTGGTAAGAACGGCAAGGCATACTTTTCTGCGATTGATTCTCGCAACGAAGGTTCTAACTCGTTTGAGTATGAAGTCGGTGAGTCTACGGTTAACTATCGCATGATCTTCAAGAAAGACAATCTTACTATCCTCAATCGTGACTATGAAGTTCGTGTATCGTCAAAGGGTATTTCACATTTCAAGTCCAAGACTGGGGATGTTGAATATTGGATTGCCACTGAATCTGGTAGCAAATACGGTGAATAAAATTGGGGAGCTTCGGCTCCCCTTCCCACTTTTGATATGGAGCCATGATGCGCGAAGAATTTCTCTGGGTCGAAAAGTATCGTCCTCATAAAATTGCAGACTGTATTCTGCCTGATGATCTAAAGCAAACGTTCCAGCAATTTGTGAACGATCGTAATATTCCAAATCTGCTGCTTACTGGCGGTGCTGGTGTTGGTAAGACTACTGTCGCACGAGCTATGCTCGAAGAAATTGATGCTGATTATGTCATATTCAACGGTTCGCTGAACGTCAACAAAGATTCATTGCGAACTGATATTGCTCAATATGCCAGCACAGTTTCTATGACTGGTGGTCGTAAGTATGTTATCCTAGACGAAGCTGATTATCTTGATGCTCATCATGTTCAGCCATCGCTTCGTAATTTCATGGAAGAGTTCTCATCTAATTGTGGGTTTATTCTGACATGCAATTTTGTCAACCGACTTATCGATCCGCTTCACTCGCGTTGTTCCGTCGTTGAGTTTAAGATCGGTAATAAAGAAAAGGCTACGCTCGCTAAGGAATTCCTTTCGCGCGCATGCGGGATCCTGGATCAGGAAAACGTAGGATACGACAAGAAGGTTCTTGCCGAAGTTATCATGAAACACTTCCCTGACTGGCGTCGTGTTCTTAATGAGTTGCAGCGATACTCTGCTCGTGGTTCTATTGATGCTGGCATTCTTGCTACAGTTGATAACGTAGAAATCAAGGAACTCATCAAGTATCTTAAGGCTCGCGAGTTCGAGAATATGCGTAAGTGGGTCGGGCTGAACGCAAGCATGGACGTGAACGTTCTGTTCCGTAAGCTTTATGATGCAGCAAGTGCTATCCTTAAGCCGGAAACGATTCCCGCGCTCGTGCTCGCGCTCGCGGACTATCAGTATAAGGCTGCGTTTGTCGTAGACCAAGAAATAAATATGGCTGCCTGTATGACACAAATCATGATGGATTGCGAGTTCAAATGATTGGAGTAAACGGAAAGCCGTGGTTCGATTTAGAACCATATCTAAATCTTGATGCGCTAGAAAAGCAAAAGCATCTCATCGCGATGGGACTGACATTGTCCAATTCTCATCGCGCTCCCACAGTTGGTGTACAAGGCATTTTCTACGACCAGTCGAAGATTGAGCTTGGTGATTTTGCTAAGAACATTATGGAAGATGAAAACTACGAGCATAAAGATATCCTTAAGATACTCAAAACTCGTAGTAATATCCGTTTGTTCTGTAAGTATATGTATCCTACTGTAGCCCTGAATGATGCTATCCACCTAAACACAGTGAAAGGTGGATTGGATTACTGGAACAAACACCTAGCTTCTGAATGTGAAGATACGCCAGCGTTCAAATATTTTGGTTTTCTTCGCAAGTGGATTAATGACCAAAAAATATTCAGTGAAGTTGGTCGTGTCATATTCTTTATCAACGAACCAGGCGTTCGTGTAGTGAATCATCGTGACTATCCTGATGGCAGAAGCCATAGGGATAACATGATGTGGATCAGCCTCGATAATCGTAAGAAGTTTTACATATGGGATGATGAAACAAAAACGAAACACTACACGGATAGTCGTGGGTTGATTTTCGATAATGGTGATTGGCACGGCGTAGATCCCACCGAGTTTATGGGATGGAGCCTCAGAGTCGACGGCATTTATTCGGATGAGTTCCTTGAGAAGTCCGGTCTAACTGATTGGTTTAAGAACAATGAGTAATCCTTTCATCTATGTCGATAGCGTAAGCTACACGAAAAAGAATCTGATGAGAGGTTCGGAGAACGACGATCTTTCGGAAAAGGGATATAAACCTTATCTTGCTAATCGTTCGCTTTCGTATCATCAGGACTCGATTCTCTACGCAAACGAAATGAATTTGCGTCCACAGCTCGACAACAAACAGCAGTACGAGTATTTACTAAATACTTTGCGGAAGCGTAAAAGGTTCGCAAAGTGGAAAAAGCAAGAACCTGACGCAGCCGTTGAGATGATCATGGAGTATTTCGGCTATGGTCGTGCTAAGGCAGAACAGGCTATGCGCGTATTAACCGATGACCAGTTGACCATGATCGAGATTGCTCTCGACAAAGGTGGAAAAGGATGAACGCGTCGGTTGAAAATATGATTGAAGTAAGACTTCCATCAGCAGAAGATTTCCTTAAAATTCGCGAAACATTAACTCGTATCGGGGTCGCTTCCCGTCGCGATAAGGTTCTGTTTCAATCGTGTCACATCCTACACAAACAGGGTCGCTACTATATCGTTCACTTTAAGGAACTGTTTGCGCTTGATGGCAAGCCTACGAACTTTTCAGAAGAAGATATGGCACGCCGTAATACGATCGTCAATTTGCTTGCCGAATGGGAGCTTATCCAGGTCGTTAACGAAGACCGCACCAGATATCCTATAGCTCCGCTGAATCAAATCAAAATCATAGCTCATAAAGAAAAGAATGAGTGGAAACTCGAAGCTAAATACAACATCGGTAAGAAGCGGAACGTTGATTGACGCTTTCTCTACCTTGCTGAATTTATGTGTGGTGATAGGACTGATTATCCTTCACTACATATAAATAAACCGTGACGCCTTATGGGTCACATAACACAACCTTGCTTAACTGGAGGCAATACTATGACTAAGAACGAATACGCACAACTCGCATCACCATTTTCTTCACTCGATCCTTTCTCTGTCGGTTTCGACAAAACATTCAAGCTGCTATCTTCGCAGTTGGATGGTATCGGTAAGAACCTTCCTGGATATCCCCCATACAATATCAAGAAGGTCGACGATAACAAGTATGTTATCGAAATGGCAGTTGCTGGTTTCGCAAAGACAGACATCGAGCTGACTCTCGATGGAGGTAAGCTAACCATTGCTGGTAAGACTAAGGATGCCAGCGATATGGATAAGGCTACCGAGTACTACTTCTACAAGGGAATCGCAGAGCGTGCGTTCAATCGTACTTTCACTCTTGCTGATACTGTGGAAGTTAAGAACGCCGAGTTGATGAACGGCATTCTTAAGGTCTGGCTGGAAAACTTTATTCCTGAGAACCAGAAGCCTAAGAAAATCGAAATCAAGGACTAATTAAAACCCATTGAGATTTTCGTAATGCAGCGGGCTGGGAAACTAGCCCGCTTTATCTGTTTTCAGGAGAAATTAAATGCTAGTAGAATGGTTTAAAAGAACACGTCGTTATTATGCTGTCGTTAACGAATTGAGTAATCTGTCAGATAGAGAACTCGCGGATATTGGTGTTACCAGATACGATATTCATTATCTCGCAGTACAGGCTATGTCACATTCAAAGATCTAATAAATAGCGCGAAAGGAGACTCCTATGGCGCTAGTTACATTTGAACAACTGAACGAATTTTTCGAAGACACTGACGAAAGCATCATTGAGAAATATGTAGAATTCCTTAACGAA